AAGTTACGAAGTATTACGTGATGCTTGGACGATCTTGCATTGTTGCAATGTTTCGTGCAACTGAACAAGTGATGCCCGATGCGGTCCATGATGTTGTGCCTGGGGTAAATGCGCTACCAGTTGGCGATGTACGCACCAAGTTGTAAGCGATTGGTGCAAAATCTTCTGGCAACATTGGGAACTGTGGTGCGCTAATGAAAGCACCGGCAGTAGTAGTAACGCCAGTTTCAGTCGGCACAATAGAACCTTGGCATAACTTGATTGCGCCAGCAGCATTCACGCCCCACACTAAAACAGTCGCCTGATTAGCTGTGAGAGGCACAAAGGCAGCACCCGTTAAAGCATCAGTCGTTGGGCTAGCAGCGTTAGTCTGCGCGCCTAATGTTGTGCCGAAGCGACCATTGATTGAAACAGACGTTGTGACCGTGGTTGTAAAAGTGCTAGTCGTGCCGAGAACGAAGGCCGCGCTAACATGATTCAGCGTTAAAGCTGGTGTATTGTAAAAAGACATATTTACCCCTTAAACTAAAATGGTTGGATCAAAAGCCCCGACAGGACTAATGTAATTGGTTGTTGCTGTGCTGAGTACGGTAGTGCCGCCGATGAATGCTGATGCATACGTTACGACGAGATAACCAACGAGTGCTTTACCTTGTGGAAAGTTAGGAAACTTAACCGCCGCCAATGTCGCGCCTTCTGTTCCCATTGCGACCGTGACGACAGAAGCAGAATCAACAAAGAAGCAAAAGACATTGAAGTTTGCCGCCGTGATTGACCCGACTAATACCGGCATATCTGTCCCCGCTGCAATCGTGACCGGAACACCGTTGGCCACACCTTGAAATGCAACCGCGCCAATCTTTGCCTTGGTCGTTGTTGCGCTAATGACTAAGCCAGCCGTTGAAGTTGCTTGCGATGAAAAGCGATCTGCTAAAGCAGTAAACATCTTGAGCAATGGCGTTTTGTCAGACTCGCCACAAAGTGAATTAACTTGTCGCGTAATAGTATCTTGCATGATTTTTCCTTTGTAAGAAGTGGGGCCGCTAACTACTCAGCCCCGTTACTATTAGCTCAAGACCTTAGAGCCGACATTGCCGATCGCCATCCAGCCATTGTTTTCAACCATGACTGCTTTGTACCAGATCATGCCGGCATAACCGCGTTGACCGAACGGATCTGATTTAGACTTTTCGCCAGGCATCAACAATGTGGCATCCATAGACTCTTTACCGCGCACCGCAACTTGGGACCATGCATCAGCCGCAGTAACGATGAATTGATAAACGTCGATTGATGTGCCGGTTGTCGATGACAAGCCAGTTGCACCGATTGCCGCGCCACCATCTTGAATGGCGATGAACTCAGGTGAAGTGATGAAACGGAAACGCTCAACCTTGCCGATTTCGTTTGGCATTGCTGTGCCTGTCGCGTACTTCTCCGCAGGGATGAAGCCTGGAATATCACGAATATCCGGTTCCAAGTCTGTATGTGCATAAACGATATAACCAGCAGCAACCGCAGACGTATCGTACTTGTTGTCAGCAGAGAGAACCGATGTCACCGGCTTACCGTGATTGGCTTGCAGAGACTTAGCGATTTTACGCACCAAGCCAAGTGTGAAGCCACCGTTGACAGTAGCGCGAGAAGTACCAGTGCCGCCGTAAAACTGATTAGTACAAGCACGTAACGCACCGCTGATAATCATTTCATTGACCAAGGCCACACGTTCACCAACTTGAATCGCCATTTGTGCAGAAATATCATCTTCGTACAAGTCAGCAACTTTGTCAGTGAAGCCATAAAGACACTGATATTGCTGCATAACCACGGTGACATCTTGCATCGTGATTGATTCTGGTGTACCCGTTACACCTTCTTGAGACTGATGCGCCTGAACCATTGCAGCAGCACGATCACCCGTACCAGCCGCAAAGAATTGGTTTGGCTGTGCCGCAGTCGCGCCATAAGGCAAGAAGCGACGAGCCACATAAGTATCAGAACTGTTTTTAGGAAACTTGACTTGGCGACCGCCCTTAGCCAAGATTTCCACAGGAACGGCGTGTTTTAAAGTCTCGCCTTTGAACTTGTTATAGCGGCCTGTTTGCGCGCCAAATGATTGCATTACCATAGAGTAAATCTCCAAATATTAAAAGTTAGCTGCGGAATCCCGCATCAAATTCATCATCTTCGCTAGGCCCTGATGGATGACCACCGGAACTTCGCGGAGTGTTTGCCGCCGCTTGTAACTGTCTTTGTCTGTCGGATCTGTGATTGTTTTGTACGCCTTGCGTTGAACCCTCGAACTTGCGTATTGCGTTATGAATGACACCAGCATCCCAAGCATTATTCACGTCATGCTGATATTGAGAATCTTGCTTACCTAGCCATTTTCTAAATTCAGTGTCAGGAATAACGTTGTTAGAATCAGGAACACCAACAATGGTTTTCCAATCTTCACGCATGTAGTTCAAGGATTTAGCCTCAAACTCTTGTGTCATTTCTTTCTTAACACTGCCTAAGCGTTGCTCAACCATTTGATCTAATGCCGCTTGATCGAATGCCGGCGCTGCTTGGCCAGTGCCTTTCAACTTGCTAAGGACTTTGTTCAATCCTGCAATTTGATACTGTGCAATTTCAGGGTATTCACTGGCGAGTTCTGCGAAGTCCTCTGTAGAGATATTCACTTGTTCGCCGCTTGGTGTTGACGACTGGAGTTGATTCATGACTCGCTCAATACCGCCCATCTTGCCAAATGCAGTATCAAACTTCTTGTTCGTTGTCTCGCCTATTTCAGACAATTGACGTTGCAAGTTGTTGAACTGTTCCTCGGTAATCTGTGCCATTTTTGGCGTGCCAACAGGCGCATTATTTACATCGTCTAACTCTGGCGTTTCCGTGAGAGTGGCCGGTGCATTTAAAAATCCTGCATCAAATTCATCTACAACATTTTCGTTTTCCATCATTTTTCCTCAGTTGCGAAACCGTTAAAAACGGATAAATCAACGACCGGCACATATCTGTGTGGGACGCACTAATTGCCGTGTCTCTTTCGAGAGGCGACAGGAACTACTAAACTATTGGGTATTCTTTCGTAAGCTCATAAAAGCTCTTGATTTCCGCGATACGACCACGCAAGACCGCTGTTTCAATCTCGCTTTGTGGCTTATCGTTCTGCAGTCGTAACGTTTCTAATCGTTGGTCAAAGTGGGCATTCAACTTCTGCCAAAGCATCGTTAATTTATCGACTTCACTAATCTCTATCTTCTCGATCACGGCGTTTTATCCGTACTCATTTGATCGCGCACCAGGCTTGGCGTATTTTTACGCAGATCAAGATTGCGATCCTTATCACCTTCACTGATTGCTAATTGACGCTCAGCAGATGCCAATTCACGCTTGGTTTGCTCTTGCATCGCAGTTTTCGCAAGATTAGCCTTGACTTGCTCAAGTGACATATTGTGCTTCTGACTGTATTCAAGCAAAGCCAACTCTTTTTTAAGTTGCAATTCTTGAATACGATGCTCGCCGTTTTGCTGCGCTATATCAATTTCTTTCTGCGCGCGGTTCAACTCAGCACTTGCGCGTGATGCCTGGATAGCTTGCGCTGATGCTGCTTTGATTCGCTCTTGCTCAATGCGTGCAGTTGCTTGTGTAATGTGCGGCGTGGAATGACCGGCTTGCAGTCTGCCGCGTTCGTGTGTCGCTTCTTGCTGAATTGCTGCGAGTTCTAATTGCGCTTTTGCGTGCACTAGTTGCAGATCAGCTTGAGACATAGCCGCTTGTTTGTCTGCATCTGCCTTAGCCCGAAGCTGTGCAACTTGAATCTGAATTGGTGGAGGCGCTTCTTGTTCCGCCATCTTCTTCTGTTCTTCTTCGGTGTATTGCATGCGTGTAGGATCGAGACGCTTAGCAATCATCCACTCAGCAAACCATTTCTTCGGATCGATGCCGAAGGCTGGATTCAGTGCCATCTGGCCCATGCTAGACAGTGTAATTTCTTGCACGGCACGCTCAACCATCGCGGCACTACCATGTGCATTAATCTTGAAATCGCCCTTCTCTTCGTCGGGTACATCAGGATC